TGTGTTATATATATTGTTAGATGGTGATCTTATAGACACTATCTACTATAGTGCTCGAGTGAGGCTATTAGGTTAATAAGTTCAATAGAATTATTAAAAGAAAGGTAAATATATGTCAGTAATTAAATATAGTCCGTTTGCATTGCGTCACGTAGATCGTGATGAATTTCTAACTCCGTTTGATCGTGTATTTGATGAAGTATTCGCAAATCACTTTCCAGAATTAACAAAAGAACTAGGTGTTGGATTTTTTGAAAAACAAAGTTATCCACGTGTAGATGTGGTTGATTATAGTGATAGAGTTGAAATTCTAGCAGAAATTCCGGGTTTAAGTAAAGATGAAGTTACCGTTGAAGTACAAGAAAACGTGCTTACAATTAGTGGTCAGAAAGTTCGTAAGTTAAATGATGCAGATCTACAAGATCGTAGATATATTCGTAGAGAACTTAAACATAGCAGTTTTAAACGCAGTTTTACATTGGGTGATATAATTGATAAAGATCAACCGATTGCTAAATTTGAAAATGGACTTTTAACTGTTACACTTAATAAGTTAAAACCAACGATTCCCACTACTAAGAAAGTAAAGATTGATTAATATTCAATCGTGGTTATATAACCCACGTTATTAATTTAACGTGGGTTTTTATTTTATATATATTTATAGATATGATCAAATTTAATCATTTAGTAATAGGCACTTCACTTTTAATCGCCGGATGTGCAGCGTATTTTAGTGTGTATGGCATCGGATTGTTATTTTCGGGAGCTACAATTGCTGCTATGATAATGGCATCATCTTTGGAATTAGGCAAATTAGTAACAACATCGTGGTTATTTAGATATTGGTCAAAAGCAAATTTTTTTATAAAAACTTATATGATAACAGCTATATTTGCTTTAATGATGATTACATCACTCGGTATTTATGGATTTTTAACTGCTGCATTTCAAAAATCTTCTTTGGAAAACGAATTGTCTATTAACAAAATTTCAACATTACAGATACAAAAAAACGAAGAAGTGCTTAAAATTGATTCAACAAAAAAATCTATAGAAAAAATATATATTTTAAGAAGTTCACAAGAATCACGTTTAAATGAGATTTTAACAAATGTTTTAATCTCTCGTAATCCTATTCAATTACAAAATATACAAAATCAAATAAATGAACAAATATTAGATTTAAATAAACAATTAGAAGACGAAAACAACAAATTAAAAAGTTATGACGATAAACGTACACGGATAGACGATGATATTTTTAAATTGAAAGTTGAAAATAGTCAAAAGAAAGACATAACTACGTTTAAATTTGTTGCTGAACAATTCAATACAACCATTCAAAATGTTGTAAAATGGTTTATAATTGTTCTTATAACCGTATTTGATCCACTTGCTGTGATTTTATTGATTGCGTATAATATATCATCAAATAAAAAATATGTAAATGAAGAATCTGAGAATAAGACAGATAATATTCATGAAAAGATTGTTACGGTAGAAAAACCGGTTGAAGTGGAAAAAATTATTACTGTAGAAAAACCAGTTGAAGTGGAAAAGATTGTTGAAAAGGTGGTAGAAAAACCTTCAAAAAAATCAAAGGGTATAAGAGGTATGTTTAGTTTTTAAATTAAAATAAATTTAATATTTTTTCGTTTTATACGTACTTATACGTATATGGACGACACAGAGATACTGGAATTATATAAAATTTTAAAACGCGGATTTAAAAATTCGGATTGGGATTTGATACAAGAATCTATAGACTATGTAACTGAATATATAGATATAGACGATTGTGAAGAAACAACTGACGACTCAAACTAATGATAATTTTTTTATTATTCTTGTTATTATTATCTATAATAACAAATATTTTTTTAGTTGTCTCTTTAAAGAAATCGTTTAATCAAATTGATATATTAGAAGACTGGTTGGTAGAGTTTAGATTTTTAATTAAAAATACATATAATAAGTTGAAATCCATTGATGATAAGGGTATATTTGAAAAAGATGATGAAGTAGGTGTGTTATTTACAGATTTACTAGAAATTATCAAATTAACAAATAAAAGAATTCAAACCGATGACGATAACTCCTTCGATATTAATGAAAAAAACAAAACGCAAGTCTTCAAAACTTAATAAAAAAACCGTTTCTGTTGTAGCCAAAAAAAGGGTTAGTAACAAAACAAAATTAAAAAATAAAAAATCGCCAGTCATTGATAAAATCAATATTGGCGTTTTATTGCCTGAAAAAGAAATTTCAACTATAGAAGTGCCTCGTACCGTCAAACACGAAGTCGTAGAGGATCAAATTTTAGAAACTAACGACGAATCTATTTTTGATGAAAATGGAATGCGTAAAAAACGACGTGGTAGAAATAAAAAAGAAAAAATATATTTTTCCAAAAAAACAGAAGATGCTATTGTAGAGTATAATACTGAGGAAGATGTAGTTAAAAGAAATGAAATATACGAAACAAAAATAAAATTTAGCTTTGAAAAACTTGTAGAAAATATATTCAATACGTTTAAGTTTACATATTTTGATAATAGTCCTTTAGAAATACAAAAAGAAACTGTTTCTCACTTGGTTACTAATATTAACAAATTTCAAGCAGGCAAAGGAAAAGCTTTTAGTTATTTTAGCATAGTGGCTAAAAATTATTTAATTTTTCATAATAATAATAATTATAAAAGATTTAATCAACATGTAGATATTAGCGAAACTCCGAGTGAATCTTCCGTATGTTTACAAACCGAAGACGAACACTATAAAATTGTACAGAATCAAGAATTTATGAAGTTACTCATAAAGTATTGGGAAGAAAACATTACAAAAATATTTAATAAACAAAAAGATTTAAAAATTGCATATGCTGTAATTGAATTGTTTAGAAACTGTGAACGAATCGAAAACTTTAATAAAAAAACATTATATTTGTATATACGTGAGTTAAGTGACTGTAAAACCCAACAGATTACTAAGGTTTTAAATAAAATGAAAAATTATCAAAATATTGTTACTAAAAATTATTCAAATCGGGGAATAATATAAAATCTAAATAATCAATAAAACCACTCTAAATAGAGTGGTTTTTCTATTTATAGCTATATGGACTTAAATTTTGAAATTTATAAAGGTAAAAATTTTTCTAGTCTCTGTAAAGACATAGTTAAAAATTCTGAAAATAAAAAGGATCAAATTGATATTTTGATATCCGAGTTACGTACATTAATTAAAACAGTTAATGATGCTGTAATAATAGTGCCATTAATTAAGGATTATTATGATGTAGGTATCAAAAATGACGAACAATTAGTTAAATTGGCATCTGTAGTTCAGAGACTAGTAGCTAAAAGTGAAACTAGTGGAGAAGGTCCTGCTATGGTTTTGAGTGAGGAAGAGAGAAAACAATTAATGGATGAAGTTATAATAATCAGTAAAAATCAACAATCGTAATGAGTACAAATATATCTACAATAGTTAGAAATTCAAATCCGTCGACTACGACCATAACAAATTCCACTTTAAAAGGAACAGATACTAGTTTTTTGCAATTAGCCGTTGTTGTTGATGTAATATTGGATGATAAACATCCATTTTTTGGAAAAACTACCAACAATAATAATTCTAAAATCGCTCCTACAATTAGGTATCAACAAATACCTATCAATTATGAAAATAAAATACCAGAAGCTAACAACGTTGATTACACGTATATTGGCAGAGCTAAAATTCGCATTTTAAGCGAAGAAAAACAAACATCCAATGATAAACTACCATGGGCAATACCACTGGATAATACAATTACACAATTTCCATTACTAAACGAACAAGTGTTGGTATTGAAAGTTGGAGATAATTATTATTATACTAAACCATTTAATAGAGTAAATCTATGGGGTACAAATGGAGAATTTATAACAGAAAAATCTAACAGCGAAGATGCAAATAGTGCCGTACCGTATTTGGAGCCAAAAAATCGTAAAAGTTATGTAAGTCATCCATCATTTTTAAGCTTGAATAAAAATGGTTATTTCGGCAATTATTTTATACTAAATCCCTACATTAGGGGAGTGAGACAGTTTGAGGGAGATACAGTAATACAAAGTAGATTCGGACAGTCTATTCGTTTTAGTGCATACGATGATGACCGACTAAATGATAAAGGTAGATATCCATCTTATGCTTTGGTTGGAAATTTATTAAAAGAATCTGTAGAAGGTGGTTATGGTAATCCAAAAATTACAATAAGAAACAGACAACGTAATATAGCTCAAAATAAATCACAACAGTTACATCCAAAACTTCCACCAATACCTTCCATAAAAGAAAAAGAAAAAAATTATGGTGGTCAGATAGATGAAGATGTTAACAACGATGGTACTACTATACAAATAACAAGTGGATATACCATAAGTTCATGGCAAACCACTGTGTACAAAAGCGTTTTTGGTATTACAGACGACAATAAACCGACCGAAGAACAAACTAGATTTAATCCGAATGGTTCAACCAACTTTAAATTTCCTATATTAGACGGTGATCAAATAGTAATAAATTCTGATAGATTAATTTTAAGTAGTAGATTTGCAGAAACATTTCATTTTAGTAAAAAACGTTATGCGGTAGCTACCGACAGTGAATATACGGTTGACGCAAATGACAATGTTGTTATTACCACAAATAACGTAGCTTGTATTAATGCGCCTCAAATATTTCTGGGTCAATACGGTGAGACAAATGAACCAGCTTTATTAGGTCAAACAACAGTAGATTGGATGTATGATCTGTGTAATTGGTTATTGGATCACGTACATTGGTATCACCACGTACATCCACATCCACATGGACACGAAGACGCAGGTGCAATAAGCTCGGAAAATACAAACGACGCGTTACCAAATCAAACACAGATACCCGTACAACAAATAAAACTTAAATTATTGAGAGACAATCTACATAAGACACTAAGTAGACGAGTATTCGTTACTGGTGGTGGATATGCGCCCGGTAGTAACGGAGTAAAACCAACGAGTAGTGGAGTTGAATGTAAAGATCCAATAAATATAAATATTGTTACGGGTCAAGGAGTCGTCGGTGATTTTAAAGGTAGAAATCGTAGAGAAGCTCCTGTACAATTTGAATTTGAATTTCAAAATTGATATGAACAACATTTTTAAAGATCCAACCCCGTCATTATCAGGACCGCCTACCCAGACCGTTAGTGGAGTAACAAATAAATCAGCTATTATTGACAATAAAAATTTAAAAGTTCAGTACGATCCGTCCGATGTTAAAACGACCGGGTCCGAGACATCAACCATAAAACCTAATGGTATAGGTAAAGATTGGACTCCTAATCAATATAATCCACAATCTATTTCGGGAAATGATACATTTGTATATCCTAAAACAGGAAATGTAGGATCTACCGCTGAATTAGCTAAAACAACAAAAACAGAACCTACTAACGACGTAGTTAACAACGGTATAACAAAAACATCCGAAACGAGACTAAAAGAAGTACAGGCTGGTTTGCCTAAACCAAAAGTGCCTAAACCAGTTAATACACCTCGTATAAAAACAATAAAAATACCAAGACCGACTGATTCAAAAGACGTAACAGATTTATTAAATTTACCTAAATCTAGTTTAGGTTAATAATTATATATAATATTATGAAAATAGAAGTATTAAAAGAATTCATTAAAAAAACGGTACAACAAGAAGTGCGTAGTGTTATTCAGTCTGAACTTAAACTTCAGTTAACAGAAATATTTTCTAAAGAAGTTGGTCAGAAAAAGAAAAAATCATCCGATTCTGATTTAGAACAACAAATTTTAAAAGAATTGGAAACTATGAATGAATCTTCTATGATTGAAGAAGAAGTTAAACCTGTCAAAAAGTTTGTAAAATACACAAATAATCCATTATTGAATGATATTCTTAATCAAACAACAGGCGGAGTTCCACAAGAAGGTGGTATGGTAAGTATGTTGGGCGGATATGGCGGTGGTGGCAGTCAAGAAGTTATTGCGGAAACCAAAGTACCAGAAAATGCTTCTGAACCAGTTAAAAGTGTATATACGGCTCTCAATAGAGACTATAGATCATTAATGAAAGCCGTAAGCAAGAAAAAAGGTGAAAAATAAGGTAACTAATGGCTACACCTAAAAAAGCAATAGGATTATCACTACCGATACAACTTGGTAATGAAGGTTATTTTGCAACAAACAAAGATACGATTTCACAAGTTGCTGATAATTTACAAAATATGTTATTAACTATACCAGGAGAACGTAGATTTAATAACAGTTTTGGTTCTGGACTTTATAATTTACTTTTTCAATCAATTGATAACGACGTTTCTAATGATATCATTTTGGATGTAATTCAACGAGATATTGATAAGTATTTAAAGGGTATAGCTATATTGAAAGTAGAATTATCTCAACAACAAGTGGAAAATAATGATAAAAATTCAATATTTATAAGTATTACGTTTAGATATAACAATACTATAGGCACAACACAACTAAATTTGGAAGGTAATAGAATATAATGTCAAAATTAATAAATAAAACATTTGATGCTAATACAAAAGATATAAACTATCTTAATAGAGATTTTGCGTCACTTCGTCAACAGTTAATTGACTTTACAAAACAATATTACCCACAAAGTTATAAAGATTTTAGTGAAAGTTCACCTGGTCAAATTTTTATAGAACAAGCTGCATATGTCGGAGATGTATTATCTTACTATACAGATCAACAATTCTTTGAAAGTTTTATACAATTCGCACAAGATCGTAGAAACATCATTAATGGTGCTAAAATGTTGGGTTATAAACCTAAAGTATCCTCTGCGTCGTCTACGGGTGTTGATTTATTTCAACTATTGCCTGCTAAACGAACTGAGAACAACGAATATATTCCTGACGAACGTTATTGTTTAATATTAAAACCATTTACACGATTAACAAGTGTATCGGGTATAGATTTTATTGTTGAAGAAAGTGTAGATTTTAGTCAAGATACAAAATTTTCGCCGCGGGAAATTACTGTATACAATCGTGATAATACAGGAGCGCCTCAGTTTTATTTAATTAAAAAAACAACCAAAGCATATTCTGGAACGTTAATTGTTAAACAAATTTCCGTTGGCGAACAAACTCCATTTTTTAGTATAAAATTAAACGAAACTAATGTTCTTAAAATTGTGAGTGTAACCGACAGTAATAATAATTCTTATTATGAAGTGGAGTATTTAGCTCAAGATACAATTCCTATAGAAATAGATAATGTTCCTCTTAATAATCAAACACTATCTTCATATAGAAATGAAACGCCGAAAATATTAAAATATTTAAGAACTGAAAAACGTTTTGTTACAACAATCGACGAAAATAACCAAACAACAATACAATTCGGTGCTAATACTGAAAATTATGATAACACTATCATAGTACCAAATCCAACTAACATCGGCGTTTCATTATCAAATCTTAAAAATTTGAATATATCTCTTGACAATACAAATGTATTAAAGGCTAACAGTTATGGTACCTCACCGTCAAATACTACTCTTACTATTAGTTATATTGTTGGTGGAGGTGTAAATTCAAATGTAAATTCGGGTGAGATAAATAAGATTGTCGCCGTATCATATTTAAATGATGTAACATCTTTAACTGACAGCGAAGTTATATTGTTAAATAATATACAAAATTCTTTGAGAGTTAATAACCCAGATTCTTCTTCGGGTGGAGACGATGCTGAAAGTGATGAAGAAATAAGACAAAATTCTATATTAAACTTTTCTGCACAGAATAGAATGGTTACTGACGACGATTTTATTTTAAGAGTATATGCTTTACCTCCACAATTAGGAAACATAGCAAAAGCTTATATTGAAAGCAATTTAACAAGAGAAGTTCAATACAACGGATTAATAAACGGAGTAGTAAATACATCAAATAATTCTACATTGGATTTGACACCTTTAAATCCGTTAGATAGACGTAAATTTTTACAATCAAATAATCCATTTACAAACAATTTATATATTCTGGGTTACGATGTAAATAAAAATTTAACACAAATTAACCCAGCGACATTACAAAATTTGGTTACTTATTTACAAAACTACAAAATACTTACAGATAGAATAAATATAGTAGATGGATATATCATAAATATAGGCGTTGAATTCAAAATATCTGTATTTAAAGGTTTCAATAAATCAGAAGTGTTAAACGCATGTATACAATCTGTTAAAAACTTTTTTGATATAGACAAATGGAGTTTTAACCAACCTATAAATTTAAGTCAGATTAATTTTGAAATAATGCAAAACGAAGGTGTACAGTCTGTTGTAGATATAACAGTTAAAAATTTAACTATTGATGACGGTAATTATTCTCCCGTCGCATACAATATTACCATCGCTACACAAAACAACATAATTTATCCATCAAAAGATCCATCTATATTTGAAATAAAATATCCCGATAGTGATATAAAAGCACTCGTAGTTTAATATGCATACATTTATTTACTCATCTCAAGACACTTATATAAATAATTCCGAAAAATTTATTAATAAAAATTTTGGATTGGATGAAGTGTTAGAAATATATGCTTCTAATAAAGGCACAACTACTGTATATACGGATCCAAATTGGCATCCGGCGCCTATCACAGCTTCATCGTATGGTAATGAGGGTTGGTTAGCATATACTACATCTTCTTTTTGTATATATTCAGGAAGCAAATGGTACGCATTTAGTTTAAATTCATCAATAATACCATTTACATCGTTTATATCTAACTTTAACGGCAGACTTTCAAATGTAACAACCAATCCTAAAAAGGAATTGTACATTACGGGATCGTCGAATTTTGCATCGGGTTCTTTTAGCGGCAGTATTTATATAACTAGTTACTCACATTTTACAGGTTCTTGGTCAACCGGTAGTTTTTCGGGTTCAATTTTACAAGGGGCTACATTTTCTAATCTAAGATTAGGATCTACAATCTATACTATAAGTCCACTTACATCGTCGTTAAGTGGTACCGGTAGTTACAAAAATTTAAAAGGAGAAATACTCGGTAAATCAAATACAGGTATCCCATGTACTCCTGGATTTTATCAACCAGTAACTAATTTTACATCAGGATCTTTTACCGGTTCTTTTAGTGGATCTAATTTTAAAGGACTCGTACAAACACTTACATCAAGTAATTTGTATTATGTGGATGTTGTAAATTTTAAAGGTTATTTCAAAGGAATGTATAGTGGTTCTTTTACAAGACCATCCACAGCTACATATTTGAATTATCCAGAATTTTCCAGAACTCTTATTAAGTTTGACATTAACGATTTAAGTCAATCCATATCTAATAACAAAATTAGCGGTTCAAACATTAAATTTACTTTAAACTTAAAATCATGTGGATCTAGAAATTTACCGTTAAATTATAAAATTTATGCTTATCCCGTAAGTCAGAGTTGGGATAACGGTAACGGTAGATATGCAGACGAGGGATCCCAATTGGGTGTTAGTTGGAATTATAAAAATTACGACGGCAACGGTTTGTGGTATGGATCCGAATCTACTAACGCTTATCAACAAGTTGATTATTTATTGTCTGCGTCATATTCTAGTGCTAGCTTTGAAAATCAAGGAGGTACTTGGTTTTATAAAGTACCACCTTCTTATACAAACAAACCTAAATGGATATGTTCTTCAAATACGTATCCGTCATTGGTAAATCAAAGTTTGATTTGTAGTCAATCTTTTAATTATGGTCAACAAAGTGACATATCCATGGATATTACACGAATCGTTAGATCGTGGTTGTGTGGTTGTGTACCAAATCAAGGTTTAATATTGATAAGTTCATTGGAATTATCTACACCACCTTTACAACAAACCAATGGGTTATTACAATTTTTTAGTAGAGATACAAATACTATTTATTCTCCTTATATTGATGTAGCTTGGGATAATAGTGTTTATAATACGGGCAGTTTATCGCCTGTTACTGGATCTGTTCAAAATGTAATTACATTGAATTATTTAAAAGATACATATAAGGCGGGTAGTTTACCAAGAATATTTGTATTTGCTAGAGACAGATATCCATTGAAGAACTTTCAAAAATCATATCAACAAGTATCAATGGTAACTCCTAAATATTTGCCCACAAGTTCTTACTATATGGTAAAAGATGCTGAATCCGAGGAGGTTTTAATTGGATTTGATGAATATACAAAATTAAGTTGTGATCCAAATCAAGGTAATTATTTTGATTTACAAACCACAGGATTGCCTCAAGAACGTTATTTGAAAATATTTATTAAGACAGAATATACGGACGGTATAGTAGACATTACGGACACACAAAAGGTATTTAAAATAATAAGATAATATGGCAAACATTCCATTAAATTACGATGTTGCTACCGACGAAGTTTCACAATTTAAAGAATTTGGAACATTTAATAATAATGTGGATTCGTTTGGAAATATACAATTGGTTTATTTAGTAGCACAATCCGTACAAGCTAATTTAAATTATGTAAAAATTCCACTCAAAAAGTTTGAGTATAATCAGAATAAAATAATTGACGCAAATACTGTAAGTTTTTCTGAATTAACCACTGTTGTAGGAGAGGAAAAGAGAAATGTAGATGAAATATTACAACAATATAATGTACTTTTAGAAGAAAACAGATTGTTAAATCAAACAGTCAATGAACTTGTTGAAAAATATGAAAATAGCGATGATAAATCGGTTATAAATGCTTTAAAAAATACAATAATAGATTTAAGAATAAAATTAGGTCAGGGAAATGTGCCTTCGGATTTTAGTGACGATTTTCCATTTTTACCTTTAATTTCATAATATGCCTTACGATTATTTAACAATAAACACCAATGATCTTTCGTATGGAATAGTAAGTGCATCTTACTTGCCAGAAAATTTGCAATCTTTATATGAACAAAAATTAGTAAATGATTCTGCTTTTTTTGGCGATTCAGGCGACGACATCATAGAATTTACAGTTTACAATAACAATCAAGAACCACTTCTATTTAATAGAATTGTTCCTAAAGTTACTTATAGTGTTATAAATTCAACATATAAAGACATAAACAATGTTGAACAATCTTATCAAGTTGCAAATCCATTTACAAATTATGCTTTAAATAATAACGACCTGTTATTACATACGCAATTTGATTTAAAAATTAACGAACTTAGTCCCGGATTATATTATGTTTTATATAATCCTATACGGAATATAGCTGGAAATTCTACAAATAAACTGTTTATAAAAGAAATCTCTCCTAGCAGAACTGAATTGAGATTGTCTTTTGCGTTTAATAGAAATACAAATTTAACTTCTAATTTAGACGCTATTAAAATTTCAGCATTTGCTGAGAAAAAGTTTTTGTTTTTACAAATAATCGATCAAATTGTACCGATAATAGATACGAACCCAATTTTTAATAATTTTAATATTGAACAAAATAATTTTAATTACTATAAAATTACACAATTACTCGGTTTTAAAACAACGGCGGAATTACAATCTTTTATTAATGATACGTATGTCGGTTATAATAAAATATTAAATCTATCAAACGAAGACGACGTAGTAATTGAAAGTATAAAATTTACAGGTGTGTCTGAACAACTTAAGAATTTTGTTTACACATATAATTTGTCCGAATTTACATTTAATGAAATATTGTCTGCATTTGAACTTATTGTTAGAAAAGTGTGCCAAGACGCAATTTTACAAAGAACGACTTTATTAAATACAGATTTACAAGAAACATTAAACGTATTTTTAAAAATTATTTATACAGATTGGTTGTTGCCAAAAACAAGCAATCTTTTAGAAAAATACACCAATAAATTTTACGATTATTATAAAAACGCTTTAAATTTTGATAATGGAAATTTAGTTAAAATTTTAACACATACGAGTTATTTTAACGAAGTTGACGGCGTTGCAAATATTCAAATAAAATTGGATGAACCTTTGCCGCTTGAATATAGTTTAAAAGATACATGTTGGATTTCAAACATTTCATTATCTCCGTTATACTTTAAAACAAATTTATATACAGCGCCGATATCTAGAAAAGTATTTTTGAACGGTACAAATTTTACGGTTGGAGTACCAAAAGTAACTCTTGCAAGTGAAACGTTTACGGAAGTGGACGATAATACCGTATTTTCGGCTGAATCTAAATTAAAAACAAAGGTCAATGATTTATTAATCAATTATGACGATTTTTCAAATTTCATTAATTTTTCATCTGCCGAATTAAGAACAAAAATTGCAAAAAATAAGATTTTAAAGTATAATTCATATGTTGATTCAGCCAACAGTATCAAATCCAACGCAAATAACACTTCAAACTCATCTATATCTGCGTCGTATAATCAAGAATTAAAAACTGTAACTGAACAACAGATATCTTTATTAAATAGTTTTGATGACTATGAATCATATTTGTTTTATTATACAGGAAGTATAGACGATAAAATTGATTTGGGTATAGAATTTGATAAAGTTAATTATAACAGTTTATTTTATCAACTTCCACAATACATAAAAAATCAACAATCATATGAAGATTATGTTAAGTTTACTGCGATGGTAGGTCATTTTTTTGATAATATATTGGTTTTTATTAAAAAATTTCCAAAATCATATCCTCTTGATTACAACGATAATAATCATTATCCAAAAAATTATATTGAAGAACTGTTAAATTCGTTTAATTGGGACGTAACAAATTTTAAATTTAATACCAGTGATATAAATCAACTTTTATTTAATAATCAAGAAACAACTGGTAGTTTATCGTCATCATACTTTGACTATGCAAAATCTATATTTAATAGAATTGCTAATAATTTAAATTACATTTACAAAACCAAAGGTACAGCCACTTCTTTTAATTTAATACGTACTATATTCGGTATAAATTCAGATTTAATTAATGTAACGGAATATAGTAGTCCTGATGTATTAGCTAATAAAAATGTATTTTATGATTTTGATGACGTTATATACGCTACAAAATACGACACAGATCAATATGTAAAATTTAATTTTACAAGTAGTGAGTATACTTACAATTTTAAACAAGACAGTATTAGTGGCAGTTACACAGGAAGTTATACAGGCGATAATATTTATATAACCCGTTCTTTTATAGAAAATTTTACAGGAGTTTCCACCGTAGAAATGTCTTTTAGGTCCAATAATTGGAAAAAATATAATTTTCAACAAAGAATTCCTTTAATTAAAAAAATAAGAAATAAAAATGTAGATTGGCAAATTTATTTAAGTAAAACTAAACAAAAAGAATCTGCCAAATTAATATTTGAGTTTACTCCTATTGAATCATTAACTACATCCAGTATATCAAGTATAGAATTACCTTATTTGAATGGCGACTTTTATACGTTTATGTTAAGAAAAGAACCAAATAGTAATATACGATTTGATTCTCTTCAATCAACATCTTCAAATACACAAGTTATAGGTTTTTATGGAAATTATAATGTTACTCAATCAATTAACAATGTATATTATCCAAATTCAAACAAATTTACGCCACAAAATTATACATTGGCGGTAAATCAGTATTATGGTAGTTCTTTAAACTTTACCGATAGAAAAACCAAGAGCATTTTATATGGACAAGATCAATATTTTTCATCAGGAAGCTATTATGTAGGAAATTATTCATCATCCATTCAATTTTATGGAAATATAGATAAAATAAAAATACAAAAATATGCGTTGAACGATTCCGATTTTAATGAACATTCTTATAACTTAAATTCTATTTCTATACCGGATAAATCTCAGACATATGAAAATTTATATTATTTATGGTCGTTTGATACACCTGTAAATTTGTACGGTACAAGTTATGCAATTGTTAACAATCAAAATACACGTTACAACAACTATTTTTACGCTTATAATTTTAACAGAAATACAAAAACTAGAGGATATCCACATTGTGATACAATCTCAACTGATATTTTTCCTTATCAGTTTGAAAAATTTAATATTAAACAAGCAATAAATTCAAATAAATACGGCCCTAATTATAAAGCAAATGCTAATATTAATAAAATAACACAAGAAATCAATTCAAATTTAGTACCATACGAATATTCTACATATACAACCGATATATTAGGTAGCGATTCAAATCTCGTAGGATATTATATCTCTCCATATAACTATTTAAACAATAAAATTGAAGACTTTTTGGGCAAAGAAGGTATAAGTGATATTATCGGCGATCCTAAATATTTAACTTCTAGAAGTTATCCAGAATTAAAGAACAGACAACTTGAATTTTCACAAACAAATCAAAAGTATGTATATCCACAAGAGTTTTATACAACTTATAAATTTTATATTGATTTTTCAATATTTGACTTTGTTAAAAAAATAAATCCTACACGCAGTGCGTTAAAAACAGGTCTATTATTAGAACCATCAATTTTCGAACGTGTTAAATTTAATTACAAAGACGTTGTATTTAATACAATTGATTCAAACGATACAAGTAGTTTATTATATTACAATATAAATACTAGATTTACGTCGTCATTAATAAACACAAATGATACATCAAGTAATACCACAATTGATATTAATCTAAATTATCTTCAAACTGACCACAATACCTTTAATTATTCAACGTTTGAAATAAAAGACATCGTCGATAATCGTGATTTTATTTTTGCTAACAAAGGAAAGTATGTTTATGTAGATACAACTGGATTTAACATTAGAAATGTTGTTAATTTGCCCACTGAAGATCATTATCAAATGACCAATAATGTTTCACACTCATATATTACATTCACTTCTAGTTATAATTCAGTACAAACTCTAGGATCTGGTTCTGGTTTACCGTTTAATCAAATCACAGGCAGTCGTTCATTAAAAAATCTTTATAGTGGATCTTTGGGGAGTGGATATTCAAATAGACATTTGAGTAAGTTTGTAAAAGTTGGTACGAGGGTCAAAAAACAAGCTTTGTCTGGCTCTTTTTATACAAATAATAACGGCGTAACTACTTTAGTAGCTGGAAAAATAAAATACTATTCTTATACAAAAGGTAAAAATGATTATACTACAACTGTAAATCGTAAAGGATTGCCTAACGGAAGTTCTCCTATTATTTCAATACCTGGATTTTTAAGCGTTGATATTGAAAGTGATAATTTTCCAATATATGGAACACTCACCGGATCGGCAGGATCGCCAAATAGTATATTTATACAGTCGCCGTTAACGTGTTCTACGTGTACGAGCGCTAGTTTGAATAATTACATTATGAATTTATAATACATTTTTTTATTAAAAACTCAAAACGATTGATAATTATTAAATATATATGGCATATCTAAATAACAACGTTCTCACCGTTAACGCTATTTTAACTAAAAAAGGTCGTGAAGTGTTGGCAAAGACAGGTGGATTAAATATTACCGCTTTTGCTTTGTCTGACGATGAAATTGATTATACACAATTTAATCCAACACATCCACTAGGCAGTGCTTATTATGACATTGCCATTCGTAATACTCCTATAATGGAACCTATTACGGATGAGTCACAAATGTTGAAGTATAAACTAGTGACATTAAATAACGGCGTTACATCCGTTCCTACAATTACTATAGCACCACCAACAATTTCAATACCTCGTACATATACGTCGGCGATAGATGTAATTCCAAGTACTACACCTACATATAACGTAAACTTAGGATATACCGCTATTTTAGCAAATAAGAACGTTGGTACTTTAGTTGTAACCGAAACTAACAATTTAAATAGTAGTACATCTACTATTCCAACATTTAGTGGCGATTTGTCTTCACAATCGTCACAAGTTGTTATAGGAAATAAGTTTCGTTTTATACCAAACAATTCTTTATCAACAACAACAACAACAAATATTACAATTATTGGAAATGAAAGTGGCGGTAGTGCATCTATAACCGTTACTGTAAGCGTTCCTACAACCTAATTTATTATGATATTTACTCCATTTTCATCAGACGATATCGTAACAGGCAGAATAAACCAAGTATCCTCGGGTATGTTTGGTACCGGCAGTTTAACGGTGGCACAATCAACATTTGTAACAGCATCATCTCAAGCAAACGTATTGACTGGATCAAATCCATATGACGTTAAAAACGGACAGTATTATTTGGATGTATATAGCGGCGCCGATCAATATTTTTCTATAGCTTACGGAGATTATTATAACTCAGGAAGCAGTCAATTTGACTGGACCGGCAATACTACTCAAGTCTTGACAAATGAAACAAAAATTATATACACACAATACAAAAACACTCTTCTACAACCAGGAGATAATTTATTTAGTTTTGCGTCTAGTAGTATAAATACACCAATTGATAGTTCTGCTATCTTTGTAGTAAATTTTACAGCCGATAAATTCCAAGATCAAGTAGATCCTGGTCAAATTCAATTAAACTTTAGTGGTGCAAATGGTCAATATAGTTATATTGACGACTCTCAAGTTATAAATAAACAACAAAACGTTTATAACTTAATTTCGGGATCAATTATTAATGGAATTCCGACTCCATATACACATGGAGGTACGGTAACAGCATATTATCAGGGTACAGGTCTATTTTATCCAACGAACGGCGTTGTTATATTGAATGCCGTTGCTCTAGATAAAATTGTAGGCATTACAGATGCATCTCCACAAATTACAGCAACTGGGCGTCCTAGTAATCAAACGTCAACACAATTTAAGAGTTATTGGAGAGATTGGATACGTAAGTTTTTCTTAAGTTTACGTAGATCAAATAAGAATATGGCAGTACGTAAAAGTGAATTTGTACCATCAACGAACTATTTTATAAGAGTTAAAAATAAAGAGTTTAACTACAGCAACAATCCTACATTTGTTTCTAACGGAAATGATGGTAAAACTCAAGGTACTATAATTTATCCCGAATTAATAAGTAATCCACGTACCTATGTTACTACAATCGGATTGTACGATTCTAACAATGAATTATTAGCAGTTGGTAAATTAAGTAAGCCAACGCAAAAATCATTTGATAATGAATTGTTAATCAAGTGTCGTATAGATTTTTAATATAATTTTTAATTTTTCCTATTTATATTAGGATGGTTAAATTTTTAAAAAATCAAGATATTCAGGTAACTACATTTGCGATTGCTAAAAATAAAATAGCTAATACCTTATTTTCCGATTTGTTATTAGCAAGCGATGGCACATATGATTTTCCGTTAATAATACCGGTTGAACAGTGTGTTTATAATTTTAACACTTTAGCCACCGGTTCATTTGTTACCGTGGCGAGTTCATCGTGTGATGGTTCCACTATTAATACTAACGGATATTTAGCGTGTTCTCCCAATTTAAACGAAAATAATCCAAATATGCAGTTTGGATTCAAACAGTCTGCCGATTCAGTTTTTTATCCAATTGGCACGCCAGAATATAATTCGGTAAATAATCCTATAAATTCCGACGGTACATACCAAGTACAAGTATATAATACTATAAAAAATATGTATTATAATACTTACAATAATTCTTATCAGATATTCGGCTTTGATGGATTTAATAATTCCAACACTAAGTTGCAACTTGACGATAAGTTTATAAGTTATACTTTAAATGTTACACAAAGTGGAGATAGAATTAGACAAAAAAGTGTTGTTATTAATAATCAAACAGGAGATATAGTTGCCGATATTAAAGATGACGGTTTAAATAATTTATATTTGTCAGGTTCGTATTTTGTTAATAACTATAATATATATTCAAATACAACCGATACTGTGACTAACACCGGTGAAAGTGGTTTGGGAAGATATTTGATAAACAATAACTAGTTACAATTATATTTATAGTTAATGGCGAATTTAGACACAATTTATAATGAAAATTATGGTTCAACCGTAGTAACCAACGGTGATTTTATTGCTATAGGCAATCCACCGTGGAAAAAATACTCACAATGTGAGGGATTTTCAAGAATAGGTCAAGTATTTTTAATTAAAAATGATCGGTTTAATTCAAAATATCCTGTTATCAAAACGTATACAAAAAAGTTTTCTACTGAAAATGGTTATTTACCTACATATTATACTGAACAGAGTAGTAGTACATCATTTACAGCATCGTTTACAAAAGATGACGGTTACTACAACGATACATCCACATCATGTAGTTATTTAGTAATTGAAGATGATAATATACACACATATCAGTCAAATTACGGATCTTCAATTGACATGTGTGATTATTTCTTAGCGATAGGAGATACAGGTGTAACAGCTAGTTTTTATACAGGTTATACATCTTCGTTTGCTTCCGTAGATATTTATGTAATTAATTCTAATTATACATACGACACATCTAACGGCATAATGTCTTCGTTTAATGATTGTGACTCGGAATCAAATAGTCAGTTAGACAATAGTCCGGTTTGTGTAATAACTGGATCTATATCCGAACATTTCGGTAAAACCGTAAGTATTACTAATAATTATCTAGCGGTTGGTGCACCTAATTACAATTCAGGAAGAGGCTGTGTTTATATATACAAATATGTAGACTCAGAATGTATATATCAACTGCAATCTACGGTGTCGTGTAGTTTAACTACATATCCATTACAATATAATTTCGGCAGTTCTATATGCTTAGATAAAGCTACAGAAACTACACTGGTAGTAGGTAGTAATCAACTTTCACAATCAAACGTTTATATATTTATATCATCTTCAAATGGTTGGCAACTAAAACAAACGTTAAGTCAAAATACGAGTTCTAACTATTATAAATTAAACGACGCAAACTTTGATTTTGTTGCGAGTGGCAGTCAGATAAATTCTAGATATGGATATTCGGTATCAATACACAAAAATTTACTAGCCGTAGGTGCACCAAATGATTTGATTTATTGGGAATATTCTGGATCAAATGTATTAAGACAACGTGGATCCGTTTATTTGTATACCGATGATATTTGTAACAATTCGGAAATAAGTGGTAATTTATTAGTAAACTATACGTTGTTAACGAAAGTATACGGAGACTCATCCACATTTAAAGATAATTTATTTGGATTTTCAGTATCCACACATAATAATAAAGTTTTGATCGGATCGCCAAAACCATATTTTCCATTTAGTTCTATTTTTATTTCAAGTTCCATAGATTTTTATGATAATACATTCGATCAAACCGATTTCGGAGAATCTACGTATTGTGGCCAAACTTTATTATATTATGTAACTAATTCCAACGTAGTACAACTGACTACAACTCCTATTTCAAAGCGAAAAGAATTAGGCAAACCGTACAATGCATTCGGATATTCTGTATCTGTGTCAGACGACAATTTAGTTATAGGAGCTCCCATACCACTTAACGACGATTTTCATCTACAAAGTTTGATAATAACCGAATCAGGCAGCGCTTCTCAACCACTTTATAAATTAACATCGTCTTATCAAAGTGAAGACTGTTATATAACTTCTAGTTTTGTTTTAAATCAACTCGAAGAATGTATTAGTTGTGATTTTGGCGGTCCTATTAGTGGCGCTATTAGTGGCGCTATTGGTGGTGTATGTGACAATCTGATTATATTTGTTAACGAAGACGGAGATACTCAATACGTATCAAGTCAAATATTCGGCATGTCTTACATCTATGACATGAAAGATTTACAAAAAAATCATCACGTTGGTAATGTGTTTTACAATAATAATAAAATTGTTATTAATAATACAGGTAGTATATTAAAGAATTTGACACTTGATCCCACCGATTTTAACAATTCATATTTGTATATGGATTATCAAAGTCAAATGTCTCTACATGAAAAACAGTATATATGTACAATTGAACCCGGCGAATTTAACGTTTCAACAAATCCATCTGCAATAACATCTTCATACTTTGAATATGATATACTGAATAAAAACGTGTTTGATTTTAATAATCTTGATATTATAATGAGATATCTAAATTATAGAATTACAAATAATTCTTCGGAGAAATGGTGGTTAAATTTTGTGAGCGGTGATGTAGATGAATCCGTGTTTAATTATTACACATCTTCATTTACGAATTACGACGATAATCGTCTAACACAAACAATAAAAGATAAGTTCTGTGACGTCGATTTAGATATTAACAACGATGGTGTTACAAATAATCAAGACGCAGAAATATTATGGAAATATTTTATAAATGATTTGACAATAAATAATTATCAGAATTATTTAAATCCACGAGCAAAACGTACAAATTATGATAATATTGTTGGATTTTTAAATGAAAAAACGGGAAAATTTAATACAAAACTAATTAAACAAGAATTTTTTAATTTTAATTATAGTTCTTCAATTGATATAACAGGTTCATATCTAGCCCCATATATTACAACGGTTGGTTTATACAGCGATCAAGGAGAATTGGTCGCGGTTGCTAAATTAGCTCAACCAATTAAAAATACAAGTGAAATTCCAATTAATATTGTTGTTAAATGGGATACTTAATTATATTTATTATATATAACACAATAAAAATATGGCAACCTCACCTGATAGTAAAAAAATTAATCGTGAATCATTAAATCAAAGTCTATCCGACAGATACATTAGTGGTCAATCCGCAGGCGGCGCATATCAGCCAGTACAAAAAAACGTTAAGACAGTTGGGTCCAATGAAATTTCGTTAGGCGGTAGTACTTTTGATACAAACTATACTGTAACCAAGGGTTTTAAAATTAAACAAGGTACACAACAAACCGAGTTTAAAGACGCTGTTGATGGTCAACGATCATTACAACAGTCAATATATTTAAAAGGTTTTAATAATAAGAAATATACTAACGGATCTTTTGGTCGTTAATATATATTCTAAATGGTTATATTAGGATTAGATTCATCGACATCAGTAACAGGTTGGGCTTTCAGTGAAAACGGAAAGATACTGGATGCTGGCTTTATTGACACAAAAAAATTTGATACGACTAAAGAAAAAACATTTCATGTAATTTCAGAGTTGGAATCAAACAAATATTGTAAATTATTTGAACAAATTAACTTGGAAGCTGCTCTAAGCGGGTTCGCCGGCGGTTTTACTAGTCAACAAACGATTATTACACTCGCAAGACACAACGCGGTCTTTGCATACATAATAGAAGAACACTTTAAAAAGAAAGTAAACCTATTGAGCGTAAATACAATGCGTAAGCAAATATTTGGTAAATGTAGAATCAAAGGAATAAAGTCCAAAGACTTTGTTAAGCAAGAGTTGGAATCGTTGATACCAGACGTTGTTAACTTTACGGTTAAGAATAAAAAAGGTAATTGGGATGAACGCAACTGTGATATGTATGACGCTATCGTAGCCGGCTTATATAAAAATTAAAGTGCTTGATTAAATTTAAATGTTTTGATATACTATAGTAAATGACTAATGGTTCTGTTATAGAAACGCTTTCAAAACTGTTTAAGCAAAAGCCTCATATACAAAAAGGTGGAGATGAAATATTAGTTTTTTGTCCGAATTGTAAACATCACAAAAGAAAATTAAATATCAACACCACAACCGGTTATTATCAGTGTTGGGTATGTGGCTTTAGTGGTAAAAGTTTTACGTCTTTGTTGAAGAAAGTAAAAGCGCCTGCTGAATTTTATAAGGTATTGTGTAAGGACAAAGTTAAGATAACTTATACAATTGAAGAAGATAAAAAAGATCTCGTTTTACCTGAAGAATTTAAACCTTTGTGTAAACCCAATAAAGACTTTGCTTATAAACACGCTTTAAACTATTGTTTACAACGTAATCTTACAATTCATGAAATTGTTAGATACAACATTGGATACTGTTCCGAAGGCAATTTTGCTAATAGGGTAATTATTCCATCATATGACAAAGACGGAAAGTTAAACTTTTATTGTGGTAGAGATTTTTGTGGCGGCAAACTCAAATACAGACTGTGTGATGGTAGTAAAGATATAATTGGCTTTGAATTATTTACAGACTTTAATCAACCTCTCACAATCGTAGAAGGACCGTTTGATGCTTTGTCGGTTAAATACAACGTCGTACCTTTATTTGGTAAAACTCTATCAAGAAAATTAAAAATAAAATTGATGGTGAATAAACCACCTAGAGTAAATGTTCTTTTGGATAACGATGCTTTATCTTCAAGTATCAAAATCTGTGAGTTTTTAGTAAGTAACAATATAGAAACACACTTGGTATTGTTGGATGGCAAAGATCCAAATGAAATAGGTCACAAAAAAACTTGGCAAACCATCAGTAACAGTGTTAGAATGGATGAAAGTCTATTGTACCGATATAAGTTAACAAATAAATTATGATTGTATTAAAAAATACAGATGAAAAAATCAATTGCATAGTGCACATTGCAGATATTCATATTCGTCTTACACAAAGACACGATGAATATAAGTCGGTTTTTCAAAAGTTTTATGCAGCCCTTGATAAAGCAAAAACACTAAATGCATTGTTAGTAATTGCAGGTGACATTTTTCATAATAAATCCGATCTAAGTCCGGAGTGTGTGAAAATTGGAAGTGAATTTTTAAAGAACTGTGCAGATCGTCTTCCTACAATTCTCATAGCTGGAAATCATGATGCTACATTAGCTAATAAATCTAGATTAGATTGTTTAACTCCAATCGTAGACAGTTTAAATCATTCAAATCTTTATTACTTAAAAGCTAGTGATGTATTTAGATATGAAAACATCTTATTTAATAATTTCAGTGTATTTGATAGTCCTGAAAAATACGTAAAATTAGACGATGTACCCGCAAAGTATCTGGTTGGTACGGATCATCATATTGCACTATTTCACGGCCCAGTAAATAATGCAATTACTGATATTGGATATACCGTGAGCAATCGTGCAATCACAAACGAACTGTTTGATGGACATCATATTGCAATGTTGGGTGATATTCATAAACATCAAGTTCTACAAGAATATGATGAAAAGGAAAATAAACCAGTCATTGCATATGCATCAAGCATGATTCAACAAAATCATGGTGAAGAACTTAGAGGACATGGATTTTTGATGTGGGACTTAAAACGTAAAGTATTTAAACACTACGAGTTATCTAATGACTATGGGTTTTATACAGTTGAAATTAACAAAGGCAAACTAGTAACGGATATTTCATCAATTCCAAAGAAGGTTACATTAAGAGTAATCTGTAGGGAATCTATACCCTCACAGGTAAAGGAAATCGTAAGTGAAATTAAAGAAAAATGTACTTTAGTTGAAACTACTTATGTTCGTGGCGATGAACTTTCTAATGATTTGACTTTAAAGTCTGGTCAGATATTTGACATACACAACATTTTTAATGTAGATTATCAAAATAAACTTATTGAAGATAATCTCTTAACTAAGAACATAGATAAAGATATCATAGAGAAGGTTAAAGAGTTAAATAAATCTCTAAACAAAGAGATATCTAAAGATAAGACACCAAAGAACATTCGATGGAAGCCAAAGATGTTTGAGTTTGATAACATGTTTAGTTATGGTGAGGGTAACATAATTGATTTCACAAAACTAAAAGGCACTATCGGATTATTTGCACCAAATGCAAGTGGTAAATCAAGCATCATGGATGCACTTGCATTTTGTGTATTTGATAAGTTTAGTAAAGGGTTCAAAGCATCACATGTTTTAAATACTCAAAAGATGAGCTTTCGTTGTAAATTTAATTTTGAGGTCAACGGTGTTGATTACTTTATTGAACGTGATGGTAAATCCGATAAAAAAGGAAATGTTAAAGTTGAGGTTAAGTTCTATAAAATAGAAAACGGTAATGAAGTACCATTAAACGGAGAAGCTCGGCGAAGTACAAATGATATAATCAGAGATTACGTAGGCACGTATGAAGATTTTATTTTAACGGTTCTTAGTATACAAAATAGTAAGGCCGGATCTTTTATCGATCTGGGTCAAACTGAACGTAAAGATTTGTTGTGCCAATTTATGGGATTAACTGTATTTGATCAATTGTATAATTTGGCAAATGATAAGTTTAAAGAAACAAATACACTTTTAAAGAATGTAAGCAAAGAACAGTTACTACAAGAATTACAAAATGTATCCAGTAGTATTGATAGTAATAATACAAGTATTACACAATACAATTTAGAAGTAAAAGACTTAGAATCTAAAAAAGATGATCATAATAACAAGTTATTAGAACTATCAAATAATGTTATTAAGACATCTTCGTTTGATATTGACATTACTAAACTAGAATCCGAAAAGAAATCTTTAGAATCTAATATCAATAGATTTGAAAAAGATATCAATGATAAAAAGACCAAGTTTTCATCTATTGAAACTGAGTTATATAGTTTATCTTCTTCATTAAAAAGTTGTGAAAATATAGAAACCGATTATGATCAATATAAAATTTATAAAGATGAAGAATCAAAAAAATCTTCAGAAATTGATAAGCTTAAAGTAGTAGTTAAAAATAAAATTGATAAACTTAAAAAATTAGAAGAACACAAATATGATCCTAATTGTACGTATTGTATAAATAACGTTTTTGTGAAAGATGCTATCAAGACTAAAGAAGAACTGGAACATGATAAAAACAAAGGAAAATTATTGGTAGAAGAATATAATGTTATTAAATCTAAGTTAGATTTTTTTGGTGACATTGAATCTCGTTACAAAGAATGTCAACGTGTAAATTCTGAAAAGGTTAGATTAGAAAAATCCAAAGAGATTTTGTCTACAGCAATACTACGTGATGAAAATTTTAAAATCAGATTACAAAACGATTTGAGTAATGTAATTCATAATATTGAAAATTTTTATAAAAATAAAGATATTATTGAAAATAACATCAAGTTAATAACAGAAATTGATGTTGTAAAATCTTCTATCAAAGATTATGAATCTCAGATTAAATCATTGAATAATAAATTGTTTAATATTTCTACGGAAAAAGGAAGACTTGAGTTGCAGTATAAAAATACTACCGATCAACTTAGCAAAGTTAAAGAGCTTGAAGATTCGTATGAGTCTTATAAACTATATACCAATGTTATAAGTCGGGATGGAATTCCGTATGAAATTATTACCAAGACTTTGCCTGAAATTGAAAAAGAAGTTAATAATATTCTTCAACAGTTAGTTGAGTTTACAGTAACTATGCAAACAGATGGTAAGAATATTATGACTAATATAGTTTATGACGATAAACGTTGGCCACTTGAAATGGCAAGTGGCATGGAGAAGTTTGTAAGTGGATTAGCAATTAGAGTTGCTTTAATTAATATTAGTAATTTGCCTAGACCAAATATTATTTGTATAGACGAAGGATTTGGATGTGCTGACAGTGATCATTTGGGTCAAATGGGCGTGTTGTTTAATTATTTAAAACATCAATTTGAGTTCATATGGATAATCAGCCATTTGGACCAAATGCGTGATATGGTGGATACCAGAGTGGAAATAAAAAAAGAAGGAGGATATAGTAAAGTAGTATGTATTTAATATTATGAAAATTTTGTTTATAACACCTCACTTATCTACCGGAGGAGCTCCTCAATACCTTTTAAAAAAAATATTAGAATTGATAAATAACCACGAAATTTATTGTATTGAATATTCAAATATTACAGGAGGAGTTTTGGTTGTTCAAAGATCACAGATAGAACAATTATTGGGTAATAAACTTATAACTCTGACGGATAATAAAACCGAATTGATCGATCATATAAAAAATATAAATCCGGATATAATTCATTTAGAAGAATTGCCCGAATATTTTTGTGACCGAGAAATATCCAAAAAAATATATACCAATGAACGATCATATAAGATCATAGAAACCTCACACGACAGTAGTTTTAATATTTCACAAAAACAATTTTTTCCTGATAGTTTCGTTTTTGTTAGTGAGTATCAAAAAAACATGTTTTCACCGTTATCTATACCATCTTACGTGGTAGAGTATCCTATATCATATAAAGTAAAAACTGATCGTAATAAATCACTTTTAAATCTCGGATTGGATCCTAATAAAAAACATTTTCTGAATGTTGGGTTGTTTACTTCTAGAAAAAATCAGTCTGAAATTATTGATTATGCCAGAAAATTATTAGATAAAAACGTACAATTTCATTTTGTCGGTAACCAAGCGGATAATTTTAAAAGCTATTGGGAACCTTTAATGAAAAGTTTTCCTGCAAATTGTAAATGGTGGGGAGAAAGACGAGACGTTGATACGTTTTACAACGCTATGGATGTTTTTATTTTTACTTCAAGAGGACACGCTAACGATAAAGAAACAAGTCCTTTAGTTTTAAGAGAAGCAATTGGTTGGAATATGCCTATATTGATGTATAATCTACCTGTATACTGTGGGATGTACAATAAATATAAAAATATTACGTGGTTAACTAATGATTTGGAAGATAATCTATTTTTAATAAAAAATTTCATATCTGATACCGTTATCAATGAGTCTACCGACCCCAAAACAACATTAGATACATCTGTTAAAATTAATAATTTATTCAACGTTAAGTTTGAAAATTCAAATAAAATTGTTTTTGAATATTTAAGCGATAAAAATATAGAATGTCACGTTGTTATAAAAGATGTTGATTCAAATATTCCTATCTATAATTTTAAGAATATTTTTTATAAAAATTCGACATTTTGGACCATTCCTATTCCAACACACGTGTTTGATTTTGAAAAAGAAGATACGTTTCGTGGATTTTTAATAGAAATATATGATCTAAATAAAAAAATAATAACGTCTACGGAATTGTATATTGATAAAAATAGAAAGAATGATAAATTTAAATTTAATATAATAAATCCTTTTGATTTGTTATTTCACAACTATCTAGAAATGTTTGTGAAAAAAAATTATGATTGTTATGGTATAGATAATTTATCTACAGTTATAGATATAGGTGCAAACTCAGGATTATTTTCTAAACTGTGTTTTGATAAAAACGCAAAACAAATTTTTGCTATAGAGCCAAACATAAATTGTTTATCAAACTTACGTAGTATTTTTAACGACGAAAACAGAATTACAATTATTAATAAAGCTATCTCTGACTTTGTGGGGACGGTTGATTTGTATACAAACGATGATTGTACTACGTTAAGTTCTTTATATAAAGAACACGCTAATACTAATACTTGTACTCAAACCGTAGATTGTACTACTTTGGAAAAAATAGTTAATGATTATAACATTAAACAAATATCTCTGCTTAAACTAGACGTAGAAGGAGCCGAGTATTCTATATTAGAAAATCTAAACAAAAATATTTATGATATCACCGATTCAATTTTATTGGAATATCATGACAATAAAGACAAACGTGTTAAAAAGCTAGTGGAAATATTAGAATCACATGGATTTAGTATTTTACAAGTTAGAAATCACAGTAAAAATAACGAAGATATAATTGACAATTATCTAAATATAGATAATGCAACTATATATGCAAAAAAAGAAAATAAAAAAGAGTTACTAGTTACTGATATAGAATTCCTTAAAAAAGAAATTGCTAATATAAAAGGAATTTGCCATGTAGGATCTCACGTAGGAGCTGAAGTTAAAGAATATGTTAAAAATGATGTAGATACAATGGTTTGGGTCGAAGCCAATTATTTAATATTAAATAAATTAATTAATAATACGGCTAAGTTTGGTAAAAAACAATATTGGTTACCGTTTACTCTTTATAATAAAGATGATATAATTAAAAATTTTAATATATCAAATAACGAAGAAAGTTCTTCCGTTTTAGAGTTAGGAGAAGAACATAAAAAACAATATCCACACATTCACTATAATAATAAAATATCGGTATTGACAAAAAGATTTGATACATATGTCAATAGTCAGACTGATTTTAATTGGAATGATATTAATATGTTAGTAGTAGATTGTCAAGGATCAGATTTACAGGTTTTAGAAGGATTCGGAGATTTACTACACTCACCTTCGTTAAAGATAATAAAAACAGAAGTAAACATAGGTAATATGTATGAAGGAAATGCTTCGGAAGAAGATATAGTTAAATATTTGTCAAACTTTAATTTTATTAAAAAGTATTGGTTTTACACATATCATCAGTGGGGCGATATTGTTTTTGTTAAAAATTAATCATATGAAATTAAGCGTAATAATACCGTGTTATAAATTTGAAGAGTACATAGAGGAATGTGTAAATTCTGTACTTAATCAACAAGTTGATTTTGAATATGAAATAATAGTTAGGGATGATGGTTCTAATGATAACACTTACAATATTATTCATAGTAAATTTTCTCATTTAAAAAATTTGAAATTGTTGGATAACAGTGTTAATTACGGCGTTTCTCACAATCCAATCATTCTTAATAAAGAATGTAAAGGCGAATACGTATTTTATATAGATGGAGACGATTATCTTACAGATATAAATTATTTTCAAAGAGCCGTTAGTTTTTTAGACAATAATAAACAATATGTAGTCTATTCTTCTGGATGTAAGTATAAACAAAATGATAAAATATTTCCAGAAACACACTGGGTTTGTAGTTCTTTAAAGATTGTTAAATTGAAAGATCTGCTTATAACAAATTATATTTGTTTTGGTAGAGTGTATAGAAGATTAGAAATAAATACAATGGATAAATTTTTGAATTATCCATATCCCGATTGGATTTTTAATTTTGAACTTTTAAAAAACGGCGATGGTTATTGTGATAATGATAAATGTGTTGGAATTTATAGGTTTAGAGAGTCGTGTGTATTTAGTACTAAAACCGATGAGGAAAAAAATGTTAATAATGAAATAATAAAAAGAGAATTAGAACGTAGATATGTACATCATGTAAATAAAACTATTACTATAATTGATAGTTTTGTTCATAACGATGCTATCAAAAATAAACTAAGTAATACTTTAAATTGGATGAAAGAAGATGGACACGAAGTACTCTTAGTTTCTAATACTCTTATAGACATAAACATTATAAACGGAGTTAAATATTATTTATATGATAGTAATAATAACCTGTTTAGTGATACCTATACTAATTTACCGTATTTAGATACTTGGAAATTAATTGGTAATATGGAATGTCACGATATATCTTATAGTCTCCAAAAACACGGTTTATCTGTATTAATAAATTTATTTAATTCTTTAATGTATGCTAAAAATTTGGGCTATACACATTTTCAAAGATTTGAAGTTGACGATTTGTACGGACCAAACTCTAGAAAATATATAAAAAATATTCCATTAGAATGTTTTTTTCAAAATAAAAAAGGATTATTTTATTACAATGATAATAATAATCCACCGGACATATCTTTTCACTATTTCTATTGTGAAATAGACTATTTTTTAAATAAAATTAAAAAAATAACATGTGAATTAGATTATAAAAATTATTTACATGAAATTTATAATAATAATGATTTTAAAATAGTAGAAGTTTTTATATACGATTATCTTAAAAAAAATAAAGACGATGAAATTTTAAAAAAATCCGGTGGAGATCAAATGAAAAATGATTTTAAAGATACCATATGGAATACTGAAACCTCGGTATCTAATTACGACAGTAAATATAGAGGATGTACCACAAGATTGTATAAATACAAAGATGAATATATATTACTAACATATAATTATACACCCAACGAAATTAAAAGATTTATAAAAGTAGAATTTACGGATAATACAACTACATATATTAATCACACGGTTTCTTGTATACATGCTTGGAATTTTAATAATTTGAGCAAAAATACAAAAAAAATAGATGTTTATCAAAACGATATTTTGTTGTATACTGAAAAAACAGAAGATGTAAGTAGTTATATAAATTAAAAAATTGATATTTAAAATGAAAATTGTACAAGTACATCCAGGCATTTTACCAATTCCACCAAATGGTTGGGGGGCGGTTGAAAAAATTATATGGGAATATAAAAAAGCTTTTGAGAAAATGGGTCATGTATGTGACATTTTATATTTAAATGATATAGATCCATCTAAATATGATGTAATACACGTACACGTTGCAAATTTAGCAATTATGCTTCGTAATAAAAATATTCCTTATTTTTTTACATGTCACGATCACCACGCTTTTTTGTATACAAAAGAAAGTAATGTTTTTAAAGAAAATTACGAAGCCGCTAAATATTCTTTGAAGACTTTTGTACCAGCAAAGTATTTGGTTGAATATTTTGATTTAAAAAACGTTTTATATTTAAGTCACGGTGTAAATAACGAATTTTTTAAACCGTCACAAAATAATTTTAACACACATCGTTTGTTATGTGTTGCTAATAACGGTATAGCTCACGATAAATCGTATGATAGAAAAGGATTTTCATATGCTATACATGCAGCTGAGAAATTAAATTTACCTATTACCATAGCAGGTCCAGAAAATAATAAACATTTTTTTAAAAAATTCAATTCCGACTATGAAAAATTAACTTTAAAATTTAATTTAAACGAACAAGAATTATTAAAAGAGTACCAATCACATTCAATATTTTTACATTTATCAGATTTGGAAGCTGGTCATCCAAATTTAACTTTGTTGGAATCAATTGGGTGTGGATTACCAATAGTAGGAACATACGAAAAAAATAACGAATTGGAAGGTTTGTATAAAGTTGAAAGAGACGTTGACTGTATTGTTAATGGCATCAATTATGTCATTGCTAATTATGAACAATTTAAAAATAAATGTTTATTTACATCAAAAATTAAAAGTTGGGATAATATTGTAATGAATTTAATTAACATATATAACAATCAAACGATGGCTACACAATTGGTGGACATATACAATAATACAGAAATAACTTATAAGTCTCCAATTAATCCGATTGAAATCAAAAACGAATTTGTTTTTGATTTCAATAATGGACCAAAAGTAGAAATATTAGGATCAATCACGAAAAAATATAATATAAAAATGAAAGATCTTAATTCAAGTCAAATATTATATGAAACCGATATCACCAATAATATGTGGTGTGTAGCTAGTAAAAAATATTATATTCCGTGGAGAATTGAAATAAAAGATATAGAAACAAATGAAATTTTTATATACGATCTTAATTTAGAAAATAAAAATGTTAAAATAATAAACGAGTCTCCTTCACTTGGAGATTATATATCGTGGATTTCTTATATTGATAAATTTCAGAAAACTCATAAGTGTATAGTTGATATATACACACCAAATAAAAATATATTTAAAGACTCATATCCAAATTTAAATTTTTATAATTATAATCAAAATTTAAATAGTAATTATTTTGCTACATATAGAATAGGTTGTTTTGACCCATCCGACAGAAATTTATCACCTAAAGATTATAGAGAACAAAACTTACAAGAAATTTCGGCAAATATTCTTGGTTTTGATTACGTAGAAATAACTCCTAGTATAATTGTGAACAACACTACACGTAAACTTGATGAAAAATACGTATGTATTTCTACTGCATCAACGTCAGGTTGTAAACATTGGCAATATGACGGTGGATGGCAAAAAACTGTAGATTATTTGAATAAAATCGGATATAAAGTAGTTGTCATTCAAAAAGAACCGTTAAATTACATGGATTTAAAAAATTTATATAATGTGGTTCATCCAAAAACAGAAAATATCAATGATGCGATAAATTGGCTTTATAACTGCGAATTTTTTATAGGATTGAGTTCGGGTATTAGTTGGCTTGCTTGGGCATTACGTAAACCTGTAATTTTAATAAGCGGATTTACTAAAACTTTCAATGAGTTTTCCACTCCTTATAGATTAATAAACGAGTCGGTTTGTAACGGTTGTTGGAACAATAGTTTGTACAAATTAGACGGAGGAGATTGGAATTGGTGTCCTGTTAATAAAAATACAAAAGATCACTTTATATGTACTAAAACTATAACTCCCGATCAAGTAATTGATACAATCAATAAATTAACGGTTGATAAAAATTTGTTATAAAATAAAAAAAGATATAATAAATAGTTTAATCTTCCTTTTTTTATTTTATATTTATTGATTAAATATAACTTTTGAAAGGATATTAACATTATGCCAATACAAGAAGGAGGCACATTTGCCCCAACACAAAATATAGTAAGTCCAGGCGTTTTTACCAGAGAAAACGATCTGTCGGGTTTAGCACAAGGAGTCGCTAACATCGGTGGTGCTATAGTAGCACCATTTTCTGACGGGCCCGCATTTTTCCCAGCAACTTTAACAGATGTAGCTACATTAGAAAATCGTTTCGGTGTTGCTGACGGTGTATATTACGGTCCATATACAGCAAAAGAATATCTACAACAACAAGGCATTGTCACAGTTGTTCGTGTAGGTGGTTTAACTGGTTACTGGCAAAAGAATCCATTACTTGTTTATGCACAACCAGGTACGTGGAATCGTGGATCAGATGCCGGTGCTATTACAACCGCATCATTCATGTATTTGGACGATACAAATTATACTACCAATATTAATTATCAACAAAGTAGTTCTGTATTAATATCTTCTGGAAGTAACAATACAGTTGTCGGAAAAAATAATTTTATTGGATTATCCGGTAAAATTACAGTAACCAAAGCCACTACAAGTGAAATTAGTTTATTTTTATTAAATAATATCAATGGTTTGCCATATTATTCAACACTTTCAAGTTCCTTGGCTACTTCAGCCAGTTTAGGTAAAGTATTAAAAATCACCACCACTGATTATTATAATGCATTTACCGCTTCTGTACAAAGACGCAATTTTACGGTAGGTAAAACAACTAACTATAGTTTGGCAAATTTTGATTTCCAAAAATCACGTTTTTCAGGATCTATTTCATCTAGCGCAACTACGTATTCATTGGTATTTGATACAAATACATTTGGTAATATTTCTGGTTCTCAAAATACTGCTCCTAGATCATCTACTCATCCGTATTACAGTTATTTGACTGCTTCATATACATTAATCGGAAATACCGTTGTATATGGATTAGTTTTTGCTAAATGTCCATCATCTCAAACTACTAATTTTTCAACGGCTAATTATAATTTGGCTAAGTCTACAGGTAGTTATGAATTCCGCGTTGATAATTCAAGAATATCTCTTAGCGGTTCAATCAATGTGAAATTTGGATCCGTAGCAGCTACAAGTTTAGTAAATGCTGGATCGACTGATGGCACAGGAACATTAAGTGGCAGTGTTTTATACGCTGACCAACAATTAAATATAGGCGGAATCGGTCCTATTTTATTTACCAAGAAAGGCGCTCCATCGAATGCACAATATCCATATTATTATTTAACTTCAAGTGTACAAGCACAAGATGTAAGTGCAGAAACTGCAATTTCTACAGCGTTCGCTGAAAGTACTGCTACAAGTGTATTATTTAGTAGTTCTTATTTTAACGATACTAGTATTGGATATAATAGAGACGTGTTAAATGTTTCTAGTGGAAACGTTCAATTACTAAGCGGTAGTGTTGCTTCTGTTCGTGGATCAGGAACATGCGTTGCTGGTTTACAGTTAAAAGGTGTAATTAGCGGTAATTATGGTAAATATACAGGAACATTTACGCCAGACGGAACAAATAGTAATGACCCATGTAATCCAAATACTTCAGGTCGTCAAAATATGATTTTGGCAGTATTGGCTAACACTCAAAATGCTTCTGCTCAATTTAGCAGTGATTACGAGGTATATGGATTCAATAACACTACATTATCACAACTAACTAGTTCAACATTCCCATATAAGAATTTGATCAATCCAAACGAAAACGTTTATAATTTGGCTTTAAGATATAACTTTACAAATCCAAATGGCAGCGTTTCTTCTGGTACATACGGATATTACGATTTCAGTCTAAATGAAAATGATAATAACTATATTAAAGACGTATTTGGAGTTGATCCAACAGTTGGTAATCCTGATAAACAAATTGCTGGTCAAAAAGTTGAAGCTGCTTACAACTACGTTCTATTTGAAGATAGTATCAAGAAGTTCGTTGCTGAAAAAACCAGTAATTTGGGTTGGAAATTGCAAGTTGGTACAAATAGTATATCCGGAAGTACAATTGTGGGTGAACCACTTAAATTTGTAGATCAATATAGTACAAATTTAAACGCCGGTGATAGTCAATTCAGTATCACCAACGCAACTACTCCTTGGATCTATTCACAGAAGATAGCTCCATTTAAAGGTAGTGCGGCTGAATCTCCGGAACCAACAAAATTCCAATTATTCAGAGTACATACTTTGAGCGACGGTACATTAAGTAATAAAAAATTTAAGATTGAAATTAGTAATGTTAAATTAGCAGGTACCGTACCTGGCAGCGATTGGGGCAGTTTCACATTAGCAGTACGTGCTTATAGTGATACCGATAAGAAGCCTAAGTATCTTGAAATTTTCCAAAATTGTAATTTGGATCCAGAATCAGCAAACTATGTAGCACGTAAAGTAGGCGATAGATATGCTTATATTACCTACGCTGGTAAAATCATTCAATTTGGAGATTTTGTTAACTTAAGCAGATATATTAGAATTGAAATGGCCGATACTTCATATCCGGTTAGTTCAGTACCATACGGATTTGAATCATATAGTACTCCGATTGATAGTACAGCTAGTATTTATGTTCCTTACATTCAATATAGTAAGGCAAGTATCTATGGTTTAGCTCCAGGTAAATATCCTTCTGGTACAGTGTTTGGAGGTGTACCACAAACGGACGATGAAATTCAATCTCTATATCCTACATCATCATTTGGTGTCGGTGTAGAAAATAATACACACCAATACTTTAATCCACTACCTTACTACGGCAATACAGATTCAAATGGTCTAAATATAGACTTTGATCTAGAAGATAAAGTTTGGGGAACAAGTACTGCTAAATACTATGCTCAAG